GATTCATATCTAAACAACGGCAACGTTGGTATTAATGACTCTAGTCCTAGTAATAAATTAGACGTCAATGGAGATGTGAGAGCTACTCAATATAAATTAAGAGGTAACGTTTCTAATCCAACATCTACAGCGGCAACTATATACGATCAAGCTTCTGTTGGACTTACATTTTCAGCTCACAATGTTTCTATAAGAAACTACAACGGTAGCGCTATGATGGAGTCTGCAAGATTTGTACACGACAAATTAACTGTTGCTGGAGATATTATAGCATACGGTTCACCATCTGATATTAGATTAAAAGAAAATATAAAACCTATAGAATCAGCTTTAGATAAAGCAATGAAATTACAAGGTGTAACTTTTGATTGGAAAAAATCAGATAGTTTATTAGATATAAAAGAAGATATAGGATTTATAGCACAAGACGTAAAAGAAGTTTTACCAGAACTTGTAAGAGAAAACGAAGATGGTATGCTTTCAATGAGACATCAAGGTATAACACCAATACTTCTTGAAGCTATAAAAGAATTAAAAGCTGAAATAGAAGAATTAAAAAAGAAAATTAAATAATGGCTATACCAACTAGTGGTCAGTTATCAATCCTTAAAATGGCTAGAGAGGCAAAGCATGCAGATTACAATGGTAGTCAAAGCATGGGTGTTATATCTCTATACGATTTAGTTAATGGTGGTCAAACTAAAGGATCTACTGTTAGCTATCCAACAGTTAATACTGGGTGTACGCCAAATCCAGTTACTAGAACATCACACACTTTAGCGGCAGTTAGATTATTCACTTCAGGTGTAGGTTATGGATCACCAGTAAATTACTACTTTAATTCAAACATAGGTGATGCAACTGATCTAGAAGTTGGTGACTATATGTTTACAAATACAAGTTTAACAACAAAAATGCCTGCTGGTTTTTATAGTCAATCAAATCAAGTTAATAACAATGATGAGTATTTTTGTTATTTATCCAGTGCGTGTGGCGATACATCTATAACAATAGATTCAACAGGTAAAATAACATTTTTAGCATGCGAATTCTGTCCTTAAAATATAAATTATGCCAATAGCTTATCCATATAAATTTTCAGACTGGTACGGTTACGATCAAGATTGTTCAACTGTAACTAGTTATGCTAGCTCCTTAGATGGAAGAACAACTGATGTTTGTGGCTTTAACACAAATCAAACATTTTATCATGATGGAGCTAACGCTTATCCTATTGTAAATGATGTTTGTTATTCTAATTCAGCAGGTACAACATTTTTAAGTAGTGGCTTTAGAAAATTAGGTAGCGGTGGTAAATACAGAGTTGACTCTAATGGAGTAGTTGGTCAAATAAGTCTCTGTTAATAATATAACAGTTAAAAACTGTGAAAATAGCGTAATAATATAAACATAGAATAACAATTTAAAAAAAACAAAACAATGGGATTAAAAGGAGCATTCAATTTTAAAGGCATAGCGTTAAGCGATGCTTACTTGCAAGTAGGCGGTATTAACTGCAGCTACTACTCTAATTCATCGCAAAATTTAAAAACTGCAGCTGTATATAATCCAGATGGTAGTTTAAAAACTGAAGCGGTGTATGAAGAAGTTTGGGCAAAGTCGCCTCAATCAAACGTTAGCGTGAAAGTATTTAAGGATAAAGCAACTAGAGACGCTAATCCAAACTCTCAACTAACTGAGTTTGGTTTTAATTTTACTGGATCTGTAGCTGACTCAGCAAAGAATCACGTAAAGCAGGCTTACGTAGCTTTAAAAGCAGACGATAAGTACAAAAGTTATACAGACGTATAACAAACAATTAACTTAAATTAAATTAAATTATGGCAAAAGAAGAAGTAATTGATCTAGCTCCAGCAGTGGACAAGATCACAGAAGAACAATTAAAAGACTTACAAGGTTTACTAGGACAAATTAACAACGTTCAATTAAGCATTGGTCAATTAGAGACTCAAAAAGCAGGTATGCTTCAAGGAATTGGAGAGCTGCAAGTGAAATTAAAAGGCATGCAAGATAAGCTTGAAGAAGAGTATGGCAAAGTGTCTGTTAATATTCAAGATGGGTCAATATCTGAATTACCAGAAGATGAAGCTGATAAGAAAGATTAGTATTGGTAAAGATTATAAAAATGAAGCTATGCATTATGCCGTGGGCCAAGAGGTCTACGGTGGGCATACTATTTGTCATATAACAGAAGAAGATGACAAGTTTAGTATATTTATTAAGAAAAAACAAGAGGTTTTACCTTGGAAAGATTTTAATAAAAATATGGCAGTAGCTATTGAATATAATCTAGAGTATTAATGAAAAGCATTTTTGACTTTGTTGTTGAACCACTTGGTGATAGATACAACAATAGTAAAAACATAAATGGTGTTGATTTAATACTAAACACACAAATATTTACACATCAAAGCGTAAATAGACTAGGTATCGTTAAAAGCTTACCTACTATGGGTGACACTAATATTAGAGTAGGTGATCAAGTTGTTGTTCACCATAATGTATTTAGAAGGTATCACGATGTTAGAGGTGTAGAAAAAAACGGCAAAAGCTATATAGATGATAAAAATTATCTATGTTCTTTTGACCAAATCTTTTTATATAAAAATAAAAACGAGTGGAAAGCTCCTAGAGGTTATTCATTTGTTAAACCTATTGAATCTAATAATATTTTTAATCTTAATAAAGAAAAGCCTAGTATAGGTATTGTTAAGTTTCTAGACGAAACATTTAACAATATTATAAATGAAGGTGATCTAGTTGGTTTTACACCAGGTAGTGAATATGAGTTTGTAATAAACGACGAAAGATTATATAGAGTTAGGTCTCAATCACTAACTATAAAGTATGAACATCAAGGAGACGAAAAAGAGTATAATCCAAGCTGGACATAAAGCAGTTGAGGAGTTAATAAAAGTAGCTGGTGAAAAAAATTGTAGATTCAGGAGAAGATATATCTGCTGATAGATTAAAGAATGCTGCTGCAACAAAAAAGCTAGCTATATTTGATGCTTTTGAAATACTTAACAGAATACAAGAGGAAGAGGACATGCTTAACAATGTAGTCAAAGAAGAGGTTGAAGAGACTTCTTTTGGTGGATTTGCAGAAAGAAGATCTAAATAATGTACGAGCAGTCACTATATAAGGTTGTAGAACCTATAAAAATAAATACCATAAAAAGACTTAACAAGTCTAAAAAATGGGAGTATGGATATAACAAAGAACATGATGTTGTAGTTATATCTAAAACAGGGCAGATCGGCGAAGTGTATAGCATACAAAACTTTAACATAGCTTTACCTAAAGCTACTAATGTTCATGAGTTTGATAAGAAAACCTGGGACGTATCTGATTACCCTAAAGAATTAAAAAGAATAAAAACTATATTTGATTGGAAAAATTATCCAGATGATTTCAAAAAAAAATATATAGACTATATAGAAGATGAGTTCAAAAAAAGAGAAGAAGGTTTTTGGTTTTACAACAAAGGCATTGCTACTTATATTACTGGCACTCATTATATGTACTTGCAGTGGTCCAAGATTGATGTTGGGCAGCCAGACTTTAGAGAAGCAAACAGATTATTCTATATATTCTGGGAAGCTTGCAAAGCAGATACAAGATGCTACGGAATGTGCTACCTTAAAAATAGACGTTCAGGATTCTCTTTTATGGCTTCAGGAGAAGCAGTCAATCAAGCTACAATATCATCTGATGCTAGATTCGGTATCTTATCAAAATCAGGACCAGATGCTAAAAAAATGTTTACCGATAAAGTTGTACCAATATCCGTCAACTATCCTTTCTTCTTCAAACCAATACAAGACGGTATGGACCGTCCAAAAACAGAGCTTGCATATAGAGTACCAGCGAGTAAGCTTACTAGAAGAAGTATCGTTAGCTCTGATAAACCAGAAGAACTAGAAGGATTAGATACAACTATTGATTGGAAGAACACAGGAGACAACAGTTATGATGGTGAAAAGCTTAAGTTACTAGTACATGATGAGAGTGGTAAGTGGGAAAGACCTAACAATATATTAAACAACTGGAGGGTTACAAAAACAACACTACGATTAGGTTCTAGAATAATAGGTAAGTGTATGATGGGATCAACATCAAACGCTTTAGACAAAGGTGGTGATAATTTTAAGAAACTATATAAAAATTCAGATGTCACAAAAAGAAACCGCAATGGACAGACAAGCTCGGGATTATATTCTTTATTCATACCTATGGAATGGAACTACGAAGGCTTCATTGACTCTAATGGAATACCTGTATTTGACACACCTGAAACAGAAAAGGTTGGACCTTATGGCGAGACTATAGACATAGGAATATTAGAGCATTGGCAAAACGAAGTAGATGGATTAAAAGATGACGGAGATGCTTTAAATGAGTTTTATAGACAGTTTCCACGTACTGAAGAGCATGCTTTTAGAGATGAAACAAAAAATAGTATATTTAATTTAGCTAAGATATACGAGCAAATTGATTACAACGAAGAAACAAACTACATAAACACTATAACTACTGGTAATTTTCAGTGGGCTAATGGTGTTAAAGATAGCAAAGTCATATTTTATCCTGACAAAAACGGTAGATTCAAGTTAAGTTGGACGCCACCTTCTCATTTGCAAAACAATGTTATTGTTAAAAATGGTCTTAAAAAACCTGGTAACGAGCATATGGGTGTTTTTGGTTGTGATAGTTATGATATATCTGGTACAGTTGACGGTAAAGGATCTAAAGGTTCACTACATGGTTTAACTAAATTCAGTATGGAAGATGCACCAGCTAACCACTTCTTCTTAGAATACATCGCAAGACCACAAACCGCAGAGATATTCTTTGAAGATGTTTTAATGGCATTAGTTTTTTATGGTATGCCAATATTAGCAGAGAACAATAAACCTCGTTTATTATATTATTTAAGAAGAAGAGGATATAGAGGTTACTCAATGAACAGACCAGATAAAGTATGGAACAAGTTATCTGTAGCAGAAAAAGAAGTTGGTGGTATACCAAACTCTAGTGAAGATATAAAACAATCACATGCAGCAGCTATAGAAATGTACATACAAGACCACGTTGGAATGAAAGGTGATGGAACTCATGGAACAGTTTATTTTAATGAACTGCTAAGTGATTGGTCTAAGTTTGATATAAACAACAGAACTAAGTTCGATGCATCAATAAGCTCTGGTTTAGCTATAATGGGTTGTAATAGACATTTATATGCTCCCAACGCTAAAGTAGAAAAACAAAAAGTAAATATAAGTTTTGCTAGATACAAACAATCTGGCATACAATCAAAATTAATAGAAAATTAATATGGCTGAGTCAGTTGTTAAAAGTTCTTTTCCAAGTCAAGTCGCTAGCGATTTAGAGAAAGTGAGTAAAGACTACGGTTTGAAAGTTGCTAAAGCAATTGAAAGCGAGTGGTTTAAAAGAGATTCTGGTACTAACAGATTTTTTGGTAACCAAACAGAATTTCATAAACTTAGGTTATATGCTAGGGGAGAGCAATCAATAAAAAAATATAAAGATGAATTGTCTATAAACGGTGATTTATCTTACTTAAACTTAGATTGGAAGCCTGTGCCTATTATACCTAAATTTGTAGATATAGTAGTTAATGGTATATCAGAAAGAGTATTTGATATAAAAGCACAATCACAAGATCCATCAGGTGTTAGTAAAAGAACAGCTTACATGGAGTCGATGCTTAGAGATATGAGAACTAAATCTCTAAACGCGTTTGCTAAAGATGCGTTTGGTATAGATCTTAATGAAAATGATCCTGAAATACTACCTGATTCTCAACAAGAGTTAGATTTACACATGCAGCTTAGTTATAAGCAAGCAGTTGAAATAGCTGAAGAGCAAGCAATAAACGTTGTTCTTGAAGGTAATAGATATGATTTAACTAGAAGAAGAGTTAACTATGATTTAACTGTTCTTGGTATGGGAGCTGTTAAAACTGTTTATAATAAATCAGAGGGTATTAAAGTAGAATACGTTGATCCTGCTAATATGGTTTACTCATATACTGAGTCGCCTTATTTTGACGATATATATTACGTTGGTGAGGTTAAGACTATTCCAGTTAATGAATTAAAAAAACAATTTCCTAACTTATCAGAAGAAGAGCTAGTAAAAATAACAGGCCAAGGTTTTCAAAACAGTGGTTTTTACAACAGAAGTTTAACTGAGTCTAATCAAAACGATAAAAATCAGATACAAGTACTGTATTTTAACTACAAAACATATGCTAATGAAGTATATAAAGTTAAAGAAACAGCAACAGGTGCTAGTAAAGTTATAATAAAAGACGATACATTTAACCCTGTTGAAGATCAAATGTTAGAAGCTAAGTATGGTAAAATGTCTAGATCACTAGAAGTTCTTTATGAAGGAGCTATGGTTTTAGGAACTGAAATACTATTATCTTGGAATTTATGTAAAAACATGATGAGGCCTAAAAGTGATCACACTAAGGTAAAAATGAATTATTCTATAACAGCACCTAGAATGTACAAAGGTCGTATAGAATCACTTGTAGGGCGTATTACTGGTTTTGCTGATATGATACAGCTTACACACTTAAAACTACAACAGGTTATGTCTAGAATGACTCCTGATGGTATATATTTAGATGCTGATGGTTTAGCTGAAATTGATTTAGGTAATGGAACAAATTACAATCCACAAGAAGCATTAAACATGTTCTTTCAAACAGGTTCTATTATAGGTAGATCTATGACATCTGAAGGTGATATGAACCCAGGTAAAGTGCCTATACAAGAAATACAAAGTGGTAATGGTGGTGCTAAAATGCAAAGTTTAATAGGCACATACAATTATTATCTACAAATGATAAGAGATGTAACCGGTTTAAACGAGTCAGCAGATGCTTCTACTCCATCAAAAGATGCTTTAGTAGGTGTTCAAAAGATAGCTGCTGCTAATAGTAACACAGCAACAAGACATATACTACAGTCTGGATTATATATAACATCTGAAGTTGCTGAAGCAATATCACTAAGAGTTTCTGATATACTAGAATACTCTCCAACTAGAGATGCTTTTATACAAAAAATAGGTATACATAATGTATCTACGTTAAGTGAGTTACAAAACTTACATTTATCTGATTTTGGAATATACATAGAATTATCTCCTGATGACGAACAAAAAGCAATGTTAGAGCAAAATATACAAATGGCACTTGCTAAAGGAGGACTTGACTTAGAAGACGCTATAGATTTAAGAGAAATAAAAAACATTAAGCTAGCTAATCAAGTATTAAAGATACGTAGAAAAAAGAAGCAAGAGAGAGATCAAATGATGCAACAGCAGAATATACAGGCTCAAGCTCAAGCTAATGCTCAAGCTCAACAAGTTGCTGCTCAAGCTGAAGTACAGAAAAACGAATCAATAACTCAACAAAAAATACAACTAGAACAGGTTAAGTCTCAATTAGAAGAAGCTAAGCTAGCTAAAGAGGTTATGTTTAAGAAAGAGTTAATGAATCACGAGTTTCAAATTAACATGAGACTTAAAGGTATGGAAGTTAGTGGTGCACAACAAAAAGAAAAAGAAAAAGAAGATCGTAAAGATGAAAGAACTAGAATTCAAGCATCTCAACAATCTGAACTTATAGATCAAAGAAATAGTTCAAAACCACCTAAAAACTTTGAATCTTCAAGTAATGATATACTTGGTGGTGGTATCGATCTAGGTGCAACAGATCCTAGATAATTTTTAATAATTTTATAATATTATATTATGTCAGAAGAAAAACAAGAACAAGATCAAGTTCTAGAGGAAGCTGTAGAGCAAACTCAAGAGGTTGAAGTAAAAGCTGTTCCTGAGGAAACAAAGGAAGAGAAAGGCCCAGTAGCAGAAGTCTTAGAAGATGGTACGTTTAAATTAGATCTATCTAAAGGTAGTGAAGAGCCAGAACCTGAAGTGCAGGTTGAAGAAGAAAAACAACCAGAAGTTGCTGAAGAAGAGCAACCAGCTGGTTTAGAAGAGATTACAGAAGAAGAAAGTGTTGTTGAAGAAGTTGTTCAAGAACAAGCTATTGAAAAAGTTGAAGAACAAGTTCAAGAAGCTATAGAAGAAGCTGTAGAGACTGGTGAGCCGTTACCTGAAAATATACAAAAAGTAGTTGATTTTATCAATGAAACAGGTGGATCGCTAGAAGACTATGTTAAGTTAAATCAAGATTTTACTAGCTACGATGATAAATCTCTATTAGTTGAATACTATAAACAAACAAAACCTCATTTAAATAGAGATGAAATTGACTTCTTAATGGAAGATAATTTTAAATATAACGAAGAAGTTGATGAGGAAATAGATATAAAAAGAAAAAAATTAGCGCTAAAAGAGCAGGTTGCAAGTGCTAAAAGCCACCTAGACGGGCTAAAGTCTAAATACTATGAAGAAGTTAAAGCTGGTTCTAGGCTCGCGCCAGAACAACAGAAGGCTGTAGATTTCTTTAGTAGATATAACAAAGAGTTAGAGGAAACTAATAAGACTCAGGGTTTACAACAAAAAGTGTTTCAAGATAAAACTAAAGAAGTTTTTAACGATCAATTCAAAGGTTTTGAATATAAGGTTGGAGAAAAGAAATATCGATTTAATGTAAAAGATGCTGCAAAGGTTAAAGATACTCAAAGCGACATTAACAATTTTGTCAAGAAGTTCTTGAATGAAAAAAATGAAATGTCAGATGCTTCAGGTTATCACAAATCTTTATTCACAGCAATGAATCCTGATTTAGTAGCTCAACACTTTTACGAACAAGGTAAAGCTGATGCTGTAAAAACAAGCATGGCTAAATCTAAAAACATTGACATGGATCCAAGGTCTACTCACGAGAAGGCACCAAATCCAAATGGTTTTACAGTAAAAGCGGTTGACAATAGTTCTAATGACTTTAAGTTTAAAATAAAAACAAGATAACTTAACTATTAAAATTAAAAAATTATGCCTTTTAATTCATCAGGTGCTGCATTAGCGCACCTAACTCCAAGACCTGTAAAAGATTTATACGGGTCAAACTACCTGTCAATTACAGGAAACGATTACAACTTTACTAAACAATTCCTACCAGAAGTTTATGAAAAAGAAGTTGAAAGATTCGGTAACAGAACTGTTGCTGGATTTTTAAAAATGGTAGGAGCTGAGATGCCTATGGCTTCTGATCAAGTTGTTTGGTCTGAGCAAGGTCGTATTCACGTTGCTTTTAGCGATTGTTCTACAGACGCTAACGGTGGCGCAACAAATGAACTTACTTTCTCTTCAGCGGCTAACGCTGGTATGATTGATGTTCATGATACAATTATTGTAAACAAAGGTGGTGTAACAGTAAAATGTTACGTTTCAGCTAGAGCAGCTGGCGCTTCTGTTGCTACTGTTATTCCTTACACTGCTGCTACTTTAGCTGCTGCTGGTATTGCAAATGACACTAGCGCGATAAACGTATTTGTTTACGGTTCTGAGTACAAAAAAGGATCTTCTAATGCTGGAAATTCTAAAGATGCTGACTTTACTACTTTTACTAACAAGCCAATCATCTTAAGAGACAAGTACAGTGTAAATGGATCAGATACTGCTAGTATCGGTTGGGTAGAAGTAACTACTGAAGCTGGAACAGGTGGGTATTTATGGTACTTAAAATCTGAGCACGAAGCAAGATTAAGATTTGAAGATCAATTAGAAATGTCAATGATTGAAGCTGAGCCAGTTTCTTCTACTCAATTAGACGGTGCAGGTGTTTTCCAAACACAAGCGCTTGCTGGAAATCACGGTTCACAAGGTTTATTCTCTGCTATTGAAGAAAGAGGATTAATCTATAACAACCCTGATTTTGGATCTACTGCTGCAGATGAAGGCTTAGATGAGTTTGATGTTGTATTACAAGAATTAGACAAGCAAGGTGCTATCGAAGAAAACATGATGTTCTTAAATAGAGGAACTTCATTAGCAATCGATAACATGTTAGCTGCTCAAAATTCTTACGGAACTGGAGGTACATCTTACGGTGTATTTGACAACTCTGAAGATATGGCAATTAACTTAGGATTCTCAGGATTTAGAAGAGGTTCTTATGATTTTTACAAGTCTGATTGGAAATACCTAAATGATGGTACTACAAGAGGATTAATTGGAGATGTACAAGGAGTATTAGTTCCTGCTGGAACAAGTACTGTTTACGATCAACAATTAGGTAAAAACATCAAAAGACCATTCTTACACGTACGTTACAGAGCTTCTGAAGCGGATGATAGAAGAATGAAATCTTGGATCACTGGATCTGTTGGTGGTAACTACACTAGCGACGAAGACGCAATGAACGTTCATTTCTTATCAGAAAGATGTTTATGTGTTCAAGCTGCTAACAACTTCATCTTATTCAAAGATGCTGATGGTGTTACTGGTGACTAATCAATAACCAATGTAATTCTTACCCTCGTTGTATTAACGGGGGTAATTATTACTTTTATTAATTTATATTATATTATATCATGAAAAAAACAAATACAACTCCAGATACTTGGGAGATTAAAGATAGAGTTTATTTATTAAAAGGTGACAAATCACCTATATTATTTACAGTACCAGCAAAACATAGTAGAGCTAAAAGCTTATTATGGTTTGATGAAGACGAAGGTCTTACTAGAGAATTAAGATATGCAACTAACCAAAACTCACCTTTTGTAGATGAGCAAAAAGGTACAGTAACATTAGGACATATATTTTTTAGAGATGGAAAGTTAATAGTGCCAAAGCAAAAACAAAACTTACAAAAGTTGTTGTCGCTTTATCACCCACTAAACGGCGTATCTTATTACGAAAAAGATGATGTTAAGACTGCTGAAGTTGATTTATCTTATTTAGAAATGGAAATAGAAGCTTTAAAAATTGCTTCTGGTTTAAACATTGATGACTGTGAGGCTCTATTAAGAGTTGAAACAAATGTTAATGTACCAACAATGACTAGTAAAGAAATAAAAAGAGATACAATAGTTTTTGCTAGAAACAACCCACAAGAGTTTTTAAGAATAATTCAAGACGAGGATATGGGTTTAAAAAGCTTAGCTATGAAAGCTGTGGACCATAAAATAATAAGGTTAGCGCCTGATGGTAGAGCTTTTGTTTGGGCTAAAAACGGTAAAAAGTTAATGACTGTTCCTTTTGATCAAGAACCATATCCAGCTTTAGCTGCTTGGTTTAAGACAGATGAAGGTATGGAAGTTTTCGATAGTATACAAAAGAAAATTAAATAGATTACCTATAGTAGTTAGGCTACTTCGGTAGCCTAGTTATTATAAATAAAAAAAAATTATGGCAGTAAGTATAGATACAGTATATCAAAGAGTTTTAGCTAT